CTGACGTTAACAATTTCGTTAACAAATTTATGGACACAGATGGTTTAATTGCAGATGCCAAAGGATATCATAAGGCCTTATCGGTTGCTATGAATCCGGATAAATTTGCTAAACACTTTTATGATCAGGGAGTTGCTTCAGCTATAGATAATGTTTCTAGGAAATCGAAAAACATTAATATGGATGTAAGACAACAATCGCAATCTGTTTCAAAGAACGGAATTTCGATCAGACCTGTGAATCACAGTGCGGACAACGGACGGGGACTCAAAATTAGAAGTATTAAAAAAAGTTAAAAAACCCATAATAAAATGGCAGTAAACGCAACCCCAGGATTTGACTTGCAACCAAGCGCACAGCAAACTCCTTTATCGACAAATTATATCAATAACTTCGATTTCTTAAATCAATATCTTCCAGATGTTTATGAGAAAGAATTTGAACGTTATGGAAACCGTACAGTAGCATCATTCTTGAGAATGGTGGGTGCTGAAATGCCTTCTACCTCTGACCTTATCAAATGGGCAGAACAAGGAAGATTACACACGAAGTACCAGGCGGTAACTTCAGCAGCAGCAGCAGCAGCTGATTCAGCTGTATGGACAATTCCTAACAACATTACTAACTTTAACCCAGCACTAGGTGGAGCATCTAGTCAAGCTGCGCTTAGAGCTGGTCAGACAGTTATGATCTCAGACAATACTGGAAATTCTTCTTTACAGAATAAAGGTATTATTACAGTAGCTCCAACAGCATCTAATCCAAACAAAGTAACAATTGCATATTACGAAGCAGGTGGTCAGACAATGGCAGCTGGAGTTTCTTGTGATATCTTTGTATATGGTTCGGAATTTGCAAAAGGAGTAAACGGAATGGTAGGTTCTTTAGAATCTGATGATTTCTTCTTCCAAAATAAACCAATCATTATCAAAGACAAGTATACTGTTTCTGGTTCTGACATGGCTCAAATTGGATGGGTAGAAGTTACAGGTGAAGATGGAGTAAATGGATACTTATGGTATTTGAAATCTGAGCATGATACAAGATTACGTTTTGAAGATTACTTAGAGACAGCAATGATTGAAGCAGTTCCTGCTGAAGCAGCGTCTGGAGCTGGTGATTACCTTCAAGGTGTAGGTGCAGGACTTAGTGCTGTAAACGAATCTGGATCTGAAGGAGTTTTCTATGTAGTAGGAAATAGAGGTAATGTTTACGGTGGAGGTAATCCAACGACTTTAACTCAATTCGATAACATTATCAAGAGACTTGACAAACAAGGATCTATTGAAGAGAATGTTATTTTTGTAGATAGAAATTTCTCTTTTGATATTGACGATATGTTAGCTGCACAATCATCTAATGCAGCTGGTGGTGTATCTTACGGATTATTCGACAATGACAAAGACATGTCTTTAAACTTAGGTTTCACAGGATTCCGTAGAGGTTACGATTTCTACAAGTCTGACTGGAAATACTTAAACGATCCTACTATGAGAGGTGGTATCAATGCTGGTGCAGTAAGTGGACTTTTAGTTCCTGCTGGTTCAACAACAGTATATGACCAAATCTTAGGTAAGAACGCTAAGAGACCTTTCTTACATGTTCGTTATAGAGCTTCAGAAACTGAAGACAGACGTTACAAATCTTGGATCACTGGTTCAGCTGGTGGAGCAAGAAATAGCGACTTGGATGCAATGGAAGTTAACTTCCTATCTGAAAGAGCTGTATGTACTTTAGGTGCAAACAACTTCTTCTTATTCCAACAAGCATAAGTAGTAAGTACTAAGGGAGAGGTGGTAATTCACTGCCTCTCTTTTTTATTATAAATCAAATTAAATCTATTATTATTATGACAACAAAAAAACCAGAATACAAAGCGAAAGCTTATCGTTTAAAAGGAAATAAAGCTCCTTTATCTTACATGTTATCTTCTCGACACTCAGGTCGATCTCCTTTATTATATTTTGATGAGGGCCATGGAACAAACAGACCATTACGTTATGCAAGAAATCAAAAATCACCTTTCGAGGATGAACAAGATGGTACTGCTATTTTAGAACCAATTGTTTTTGAGGACGGAATGTTATCTGTAGGAAAGGAAAACCAAGTATTACAAAAATTCTTACACTTACACCCTTCTAATGGGAATGTATTTGAAGAAATAAATAAAGAACGTGATGCATCTGCTGAATTAGAGAATGTTGAGATGGAATTAGAAGCTCAAATCGCAGCAAAAGAAATCACCAAAGATATTGTCAAGCTGACTCAAGTATGTCGTGTATTAATGGGTAATGGAGTTGAACACATGACTTCACCAGAATTAAAACGTGACTTATTGGTTTATGCTAAACATCATCCTGAAGACTTCTTGAATACTATTAATGACCCTATGTTAGAGCTTATGGACGATGTTCATCAGTTTTTTAGTTCTTCATTATTAGGTTTTAGAAATAGCGGTAAAGATGTATATTATAATCTACCAAATAATAAAAAGAGAATGTTAACCATTCCATTTGGAGAAGACCCTTACTTTATCGTAGGATCTTTTATGCAAAGTGATGATGGTTTAGAAGTTTATAAGCTTTTAAAGAATAAATTAAAGTAGAATAAATTCAACAAATTACATGAAGCATCCTAAATAAAATAGGGTGCTTTTTTTTTGCTATCTTTGTAAAAAGATTTTTATTATGCCGATCAACGATGTACGAAATACCGTATTAGCAATAGCTAACAAAAACAATTACGGATATATATCTCCACAGGATTTTAATCTGTATTGTGAACAAGCTCAAATGGATTTATTTGAGGATTATTTCTATCAATACAACACGCAAATTTCTAAGGAAAACCAAAGAATGTCTGGAACTGGTTATGCCGATATCACAAAGGGATTAGTCGAGGTTATAGATAGCTTTTCAGCTACACAGACTTTAGTAAATGCAGGTGTTAATTTATTTAACCTACCAGCAAACTACTATTTAATAAATAAGATCAACTACTATCCTACTACAACAGCAACAGGAACAAATACGACAGCAGGGTCATTTACTTTAATAGATGCAGCTGCTACGTTCACAACAGGTTCTGTTTTAGCAGGTCAGGTAATATCTTCTACAGACTCAACAAGTATTACGGCTGGTCAAAGCGCTTATATTGTAAGTGTTGATAGTGATACTCAGTTAACTTTAACAGCAAATATATTTGGAGCAGCCCAGAATGTTGGTAATGCCTATGTAATTGTATCTGAATCAAATGTGGTAGAGGTAGAGAGAGTAAATCAGAATAAAATATTTTATTTAAACTCATCTCCGCTAACATCTCCATCAATTGGATACCCTGCATATGTTTTAGGCAACGCTACGGCATCCGTTACAGGAAACATTATAAATGTATACCCACAAACTTTAAAGGCACCAGGCACGATATATGCACAGTATGTGCGTTATCCTCTTGCGCCTAAATGGACCTACGCTCAATTACTTGGAGGAGAACCTTTATTTGATTCGTCACAATCTGATTACCAAGATTTTGAACTACCTTTATCTGATGAGCCAACTTTGGTTGCGAAGATATGTCAGTATGTAGGAATCGAAATTAGAGAAGCTGATGTGTATCAATTTGGTGCAGGAGAAATACAACAAGAACAACAAACACAAGGATAGATGGCATATATAAATGATTACGCATATTATCAAAACTCAGGAACAACCCCAAACGATGCGAACTGGGGTTCATATCAATATGTTTCTTTAGCTGATATAGTTAATAATTTTATGTTAATGTATCAAGGAAACCATGAATTGATTAACAATATAGAGCGATACCAAATACTATTTCACGCTAAAAGAGGTATTCAAGAACTGAACTATGACGCGATGAAGGAGATTAAAATCCTTCAACTAGATGTAACTAAACAGCTTAGATTTATACTTCCTCAAGACTACGTGAACTGGGTAAGAATTTCTGTATTAGAAAATGGAATTCTAAAGCCTTTAACGGAAAATATTCAAACAAATTGGTCTTCAGCATATCTTCAGGATAATGATGCAAATATCTTATTTGATCAGGATGGTAATGTTTTAAGACCTCAAGATTCAGAATTGGATTTAAGTAGAATTACTGGTTCAGGAAAAAGTCTTTATTTAAATGCAGGAAATCCATATAGTGGTTCTGATGGCTATTCGTATCAGGGAGATTGGTATTTTGATTACTCTATAGGAAGTCGATTTGGATTGAACACAGAGACAGCAAACGCTAACCCTACTTTCACGATAGATAAGCAGTCAGGAGTTATTAATTTTAGTAATGTATCTAATGCGGCTTCGATTGTATTAGAATATGTTTCAGATGGAATGGCAGCTGGAGTTGATGGCAATGTTCAATTGAATAAATTATTTGAAGAATATATTTATGCATACATTAAATATTCTATTTTAAATGGGCGACTATCAGTTCAGGAATATGTAGTTAATAGAGCGAGAAAAGACAAGTCGTCTTTACTAAGAAACGCTAAAATCAGATTAAGTAACATACACCCTGGCAGACTCTTGATGAACATGAGAGGTCAGAATAAATGGATAAAATAATATGCCAATAATTACAACAAATTTCATTGCAGGTAGAATGAATAAATCAGTGGATGAAAGACTTCTTCCTCCTGGTGAATATATTGATGCATTAAATGTTAGGTTAGGCTCAACAGAAATGACTGAGGTTGGAGCTGTAGAAAACTCAAAAGGGAATTCTCAGCTTACTACATTAAGATATAATGGGGTTGCTTTAACAACAGCTATTTGTATTGGTGCATATGAAGACGGAGTAAGAGAGACGATCTATTGGTTTATCCATGATGAAGCAGCCTCTGTTGATATGGTGGTTTCTTTCAATACCACTACACAATTAATTGCATACCATGTTGTTACCGAAAGTCTTTTAAATTTTGACTCCAAGTATTTGATTACTGGAGTAGATTTAATTGATGGTTTATTATTCTGGACGGATGATCTTAACCCTCCAAGATATATAAACGTTACAAGAAATTATGCTTTGCCAATTAGCAATGTAGACCAAATAATAGAAGAGGATATTAGTGTTATAGTTAAAATCCCTGGATTTGAGAATATTGTAAATGGAAATGTTCCTTTACCGGTTCCTACCATATCATTATTGAATGTTCCTGGAGGAGAGAACTATATTGAGAATAGATTCTTATGTTTTGCTTATAGATATAGATATGAAGATGGCCAGTATAGTGCTACTTCATTATTTAGTTTACCAGCTTTTGCATCAAAACCTTTTAATTTTGATACGAAAAACTATAACAATGCAGGGATGCAGAATCTTTACAATGGTGTAAAAATTCATTTCTCTACAGGGAGTAAGAGGGTAAAAGAAATAGATTTATTATTTAAGGATACCATATCTAACTCTATTAATGTAATTGAGAGATTTAAAAAAGAAGACTATGGGTGGGCAGATAATACTACTAAAACATATACTTTTACGAATAGTAAAATCTACACTCTTTTGGGTGCAGACGAGTTATTACGTCAGTACGATAATGTTCCTAGGTTAGCAAAAGCTCAAACAATTCAAGGGAATCGATTGATGTATGCGAACTATGTAGATGGTTATAATTTTACAAGAGGAACTTCAGATGGAGCTGAAATTGCTTTAAACTACACAACGAGTTTAATAAATACCCCAATACTATCTCAAGAACTTCCGTTTGCAAATACAGGAACAGGAATTAGTTATACAATTGACCCAGCTGACACAAAAAGTTATGCGAATAATAAATTGACTTTTGATTTATCATCAACAATAGGTAAATTAAAGAAGGGTTCTTTTATTGGGTTTTCTTTTAATCTTGAGAATCAAGAAACAACAGTTGGTGCTGGGCAATCTAGCAACCCTGCATGGGTTCCAAATAATCAATTTGAGAATGCTCCTTTTACATTAGATGTAAATATAACTTTAGATGCAGATTATAGTTCAACATATGATTTTCTTAGCAGTACATTATTTCAAAATGCTATAGGAACAATATTAAATACTAATTTTAATCCTATTGCTACTGCTGATCAAGGGAATTCATTGACTGATTATTTTAATAATGAATTATCTTCACCATCAACCTCATATACTTTTACTAAATTTAATAGCAGCCTAACAGATGCAACTTTACAACAAGGGTTTTTACTTAGTGGAATCTCTCCAGGGGTAAACTCTTTTAGTATACAGACACTTGCAATGCAGTATAAAGAGACTAATAATGTCCCTAATACTGATATTTACGAATATTTTAGATTTGTTAGTGGTGAGGCTGGTTTTAGTACAACTACAGATACAGGTAGTTTACATAGTAATAGAGATTATGAAACAGGAATTGTCTATAGCGACAGTTATGGAAGGTCTTCTACAGTGCTAGTATCTGAAAGAAATACTGTTTATGTAGAGCCAGGAAATAGTGATACAAGAAACAGCATACAAGTTGCTGTTAATTCTCTTGCTCCTTACTGGGCAGAGAGATATAAGTTTGTAGTAAAACCAAGTTTAGGGAATTATGAAACAATATATTCTAATTTTTATTACGTAAGACCTAGTGATAATATGGTCTTCTTTAAATTAGAGGGAGACAATGCAAATAAGGTTGCTAAAGGGCAAACTTTAATAGTAAAAGCAGACGTATCAGGTCCATTATCAAGACTAGAGAAAGTCGAGGTATTAGAAGTTGAGGCTGAAGGTAGAGATTTTTTAGCTGTAGCTAGTGAATTAGGAGAGAACTCTAGTCAGCTTTCTGGTTTATATATGCAGATGAAGAATCAAAATTTTGACATTTCTATTTCTGAAGACTCTGTTATAGAGTACGGAGATATAGAGAGAAGAAATGATGCATATGGGTGTACAAATGCTAGAAAAATAGCATATCCTTGTTTTACTCAAGACACTTTAGGTAGTGGGGCAGCTACAACAAATTACACTGTACCAGCTGGATCTACTATTAAAATGAAGGTAACTGCTTTTAGAAATGATACTTATAACGGAGGAGATTGTCAAGAGATCCTTTGGGAATGGGATCAACAATATGTTTCAAACAATGACTACCTTGATTTAAGAAGATGGTGGCTTGGAGATAATATTAATCCTGAGTTAGCAGACCCAGGAAATGTTTCTGATGAAACACCTATTACATTTAACTCAGCTCTTGCTGTTCCTACAGGATCTCCTGGAAACGAGATACTTGATACCAATGGGATAGCAGATAATGTTTCATGTACTGCTTGGGAGGTAAACTTTCAATGGATACAGGCGGCAACACAATTAGCTACAGATCCATTATATCTTGGAGTAGCCTCTGGAATGCATGGGTGTTTCAGACTTTGGCCGCAATCGAATAGAACGGCAGATTTAAAGGTTGAATTAATTGTTCAGAGAACAAATACATTAATGGTTTTTGAAAGCGAACCAATAGATGCAAACGCAGAATTGTACTATGATGCTTCTGAATCTTTTCCTATAACACAACCAGAAGGATACCATATGTCTGGACCGAGTTCAGATTTAGGTAATCAAGATCAAACATCTTCTCAGGATGCTGTGATTAATTTAAATTTCCAGGACTGTTTTACTTTTGGTAATGGAGTTGAAAGTTTTAAAATAAAAGATTCGTTAGCTGGTAGAGCAATGGTTTTAGGACAAAGAGTTTTAGCTGTATCTAATCAAGACTATAAAGAGGCGGATAGATTTGAAGGAATTACCTATAGTGGTGTTTACAGTAGCAATAGTGGTGTAAACAATCTTAATGAATTCAACTTAGGATTGGTAAACTTTAAAGATTGTGAAACGTCTTTTGGCCCAATTCAGAAAATGCATGCTCGTGAAACTGACATCTTGGTTTTACAAGAAGATAGAATAACATATGTATTAGCAGGGAAGAATTTAATTAGTGATAGTACTGGAGGAGGAGTTATCGCTTCAGTTCCACAGGTCCTAGGTACGCAAATAGCACGTATCGAAGAGTTCGGAATTAGTTATAACCCTGAAAGCTTTGTTTCTTGGGGATACGATATGTATTTCACAGATGTAAAAAGAGGAGCAGTACTAAAATTAAGAGGGACAAGTAAAAACAATGATTCTTTAGAGGTTATTTCTTCTAATGGAATGAGGTCATGGTTTAGAGATCAATTCTTTGAGTCAGTACAAACTCAAAAGTTAGGTGGATACGACCCTTATATGAATGAGTATGTGCTTGGAATGAATTGTAATTTTATTCCTTTACCTCCAGAGATTGCAGCTTGTGGATATACGCTACAAAGAGATTCGTTAGCAATTGCATCTCCTATTATTACTACTGTAAATTATGGAGGAGTAATTGGACAATGTGATTTTGACTATACGATTCAAACTGGTTCTATAACCATCTCTGTTTTATGGAATAGTGTAACAACCACAAGCTCAACACTAACAGGAACTGGAACATTTAGTTTTAATAAAACTCTAAATACACCTGCGAATGCGATAGTAACAATTACAGCTGTATCAATAGCTTCTTTTACATTATCAGCAAACTGCCCTATTCAGAATAATATAACGGTAGTTAAAGTTGTTGTAAATTCACCTGAAGATTCAGGAGATTTCATACACACAGAGTACGGATGGACAGATGGTGTAACTATTAGCCCTATAGACTCGGATTTAGCCTTATTTGGCAGTAGTAGTCTTGTTGCATCAACATATGATGCTCAGGTTGGAGTTAGATCGTTAGGAGTCTTCCCTTACGATGGAGTAAACTTAACGATGAGGTCTAATAAAATAGAATTTGACAATTATGACTGGGGATATCCTAATGATAATTTTAAGTATTTATCAAGTAATACTTTATATGCTAATAACGAAGCAGATATTTCTTCTTTAATTTCAGCATCTACAACTATTGCTAATGGTAGTGTAACGAATCCATCAACAGGACTATACCAATCAACCATATCGAATTTAAGCTTGCCACTTGGAAATCAGTACTTGTATTTAATATACGACTATAGACAAACAAGTTGTCAAGAATTTTGTTATGATGCATCTTCAGCAGATGCGGCTTGTTGTGGATGTTCTGTAACTTACACATCTTATTCTAGTAGCACAATACAACAAAATGCTACCATTATATGTGGACAGTCATTAACTACAACTTACTATCATACAGGTAGTAATGCATTGCCAGTATATGGAGATTTTGTATATTCCTCTTCAAATGGAGCTATAGGAACAACATTAGCACAAGGTCTTTATAAAATAAGTGCAACAGATTATATAACAATAAATCAATTCGGGCTAGTTACAGTAGTAACTACTTGCCCAGTAAATTAATAATAAATGGGAGTATTAGGAACATATTGTTTTGATGGATTAAATTTTTCACAAGCAACAGCTTTATATACGAATAGTGCCTTATCTGTATTAGCTACAGATGGGTATTACTCTCAAGGGGGTATTGTGAGACAGCAGTTATCAGGTGTGTTATTAAATACTCAGTCATGTAGTAATTGCTCAACAGAACTAAGTTTATGTTTCTCAGCAGTATCAGCAGATGAGCTATGTTGTGGAACAGCAACACCTGTGTCAGTATGGATTAACAGTAGTTATACCTTTACAACTGCCCCTGACTTGTTTACAACCTCAGCGATGAGTACTAGAGTTTTAGCAGGGTGGTATAGTGATGACTTAGCAGCAGGATGTGCTGTACCGGTTCCTGCAACGACTTATACAATTAGCAAGTGTAATTCTGACCCTATTGAACTTTATACGGTAGAGGATGATTTCACGTTCTCATTAAATGACGTAGTTCAGTTTCAGGTAGGAGTGCCTCCTTCAGGAACGTTATACTGCGGAACAGTAACGAATATAGATTCAGGAGGAACAGCAGATGCTACTCTATTTAGTGGTCAATCATATGAGTGTGGAGACATAGTTCATTGCGATATAATAGTATAATAAATAAATAAAATAATGGCAAATTACAGAAAACAAACAGTATCTAGTTTAGAAGCATACACAGGATGTCCTTCTTGCTCAACAGAACTAAGTTTATGTTTCTCAGCAGTATCAGCAGATGAGCTGTGTTGCGGAACAGCAACACCTTCAACCGTATGGATTGATAGTAGTTATACATTTATAAACGCCCCTGACTTATTTACAACGTCAGTGATGGATGTGAAAGCGGCAACTGGATGGTATAGTGATGACTTAGCAGCAGGATGTGCTGTATAAGAAATAAATAAAAAAAACAATGGCAAATTTTAGAAAACAAACAGTAGCTGAATTAGAAGTGTATACAGGATGTGCTGCATGTCCACCTCCACCAATTGCCTGTGGGTCAGGAGTTAATCCTCCAGGGGGGAGTACTGGTTTATATAATTTAACATTCGATGCGGGTCAAACAGTATCAGATGTTGGAGCTATAGTGATTTATTTTAACCCTGCAGGAATACCTGATGGAATTAGAGTTCTTTATGACGGTGTATATTATAATGCAGTATCGTCTCCTACTACCGGAAGAATACAATCTTCAAGTGGTGTATCAGATGCATTTACTTTCCTAGGGACAGTGGGTAATACTTGTATTCCTACATTACCAAATACTACAACCTATAATTATTTTGATGGGTTTACAGGATCAACTTGGGACCCGGGTACTCCAAGCACTCAGAGTGTAACTATAAATGTTGGAGATGCACCTTTAGGTGGTGCAAATCAGTCTAGTACTCTTGTTATACCTAAAACATCTGCTGCTCCTTCAATTGTAACTATTCAGGTTCTAGGGCCTTGTTCTTCTACAGCGTGGGGCATAGAGGTGGATTGTCCTATAACATTACCAAGTTTTACAGCGTCAGTAAATATAGCAGGTTCTACTAGTTGTACAGCAGCAGCAACAACTTATTATTTTGCACAGCATAGATTAGCAACAAATACAACTCCTGTTGTAACGAGTTGGGTTTTTTCTAACTCTAACGGATCTACTGTTTTAACTGATGGTAACTATGTGATGTCAGATAATAATGTAATAACAGTTGTAAGTGGAGTTGTTACAGTTGTAACAGCTTGTTCTTAATAATAAATAATAAATAATAAAATGGCTTTAAATTGTGTAAACAGTACAGTATCATATAGCGATTCAGCGAAGGGTTTCCCTTCGTTCTATAGCTATCACCCAGAGTATATGATAGGAATGAATAGTTACTTTTATAGCTTTAAGGGAGGAAACTTATGGAGACATAATACAAATGAAACTCGTAATAATTTTTACGGATCTCAATATACAACTACAATAACAAGTGTCTTTAATGCAGAGCCAACACTAAGTATAAAGTTATTTAAGACATTATCTTATGAGTCTACTACAACCGCAACAGATACCTCGCATGCAGCTTGGTCTTGCATATCATTAAATACAGATTTGACAGATGGAAATCCGGGCGGAATGCTACAGACTTATTTCGTTCAGAAAGAAGGAGAGTGGTTTAGTTACCTTAGAACAAATGAGGATAATCTTAACTGGAAAGAAAGATCAGCAAATGGTATTGGTACTTGTATCGGTAGGACCGGAAACTCTGCTACTCTTCTTTTAGAGTTCTCTGTCTCTCCTGGAACTATTATTAGCGTTGGAGACTCTGTGTATGGTGTTACCTTAAATGGAGGAATTGCAACAACTACTCCAGCTTTTAATGGTACTATTATCGCAGTAAAACAGTCTACGACAGGAGGAAATTTAAATACCATTACAATAGATACAACGGTTGCAGGAGCTACGGTTCCTAGTGTAGGACAGTATATTATGTTTATAAAGAACTCAGTTGCTGAGTCTCATGGAGCAAGAGGATACTACTTAGAGTTTAAATTAAGTAACAATTCTTTTTCCCCTGTAGAGCTGTTTTCTGTAGGTAGTAGTGTGATGAAAAGTAATCCATAGAAATTTATTATCTTTGTAATATGGATTTGAAGATAAGGGCTTTAAAAGAAAGTGACTATGAGGATATTTTATGTAAATGGTGGGAAGAGTGGAGCTGGAAAAATCCTCCATCTAAAGCCTTTTTACCTGAAAATGGAGCAGGAGGGTATATTGTTTTCGATGATGATATTCCAATTGTAGCGGGGTTTTTATATGATACCAACTCAAGTGTAGCTTGGTGTGATTGGATTATTTCTAATATAAATTACAAAGATAGAGGCAATAGGCAAATAGCTTTAGAGCTTTTAATAAATACT